GTGGAAATTCGGGGAGCCGTTGGGTATGCCCGTATATGTAACCAACGCAGCGGAATTTCCCGCCGGAGGTGCGAGCGTATAACGCCGGAGCATAACGAATTGTTAAACCGAGGGGACGGGGTGGTTATCCCCGCCCCCTTTTTAATTCATTGATATGGAGACTTGGAAAGTAACAAACGATTTCCCTAATTACGAAATAAGTAATTTCGGAAATATACGCAATAAAACAAAATTGCTTAAAATAGTTCCAAATAAACAGGGCTATAACATTGTAGTGTTATGTAATGGTATTCGTAAAACAATAAACGTTCATCGTTTAGTTGCGGCGGCTTTTGTCCCCAATCCCGAAAACAAACCATGTGTTGACCATATCGACGGCGACCGAGCCAATAACCATGCGGACAACTTGCGTTGGGTGACAGCAAAAGAAAATTGTAATAATCCAATAACAAAATCCCGCTTACATAAAAAGATTGGCGTATATATGACGGGGCGATTAGGCGGATTGCACCAACGAGCGAAAGAAATTGCGATGTATTCCGCTTGTGGCGATTTAATAAAAACCTTTTTATCCGTAAAAGATGCACAACGGGAAACGGGTTTGAATGATAGTAATATTATTAAATGTTGCAAGGGAATAAAAAAGACTTGCGGCGGTTATATTTGGGCTTATGTATAGACTTAAAGAAATACAGGACGCATTATTGCACGTCGTCGGGTGGGAACAATCATACGACCCGGCAAAGGCGATAGACGACAATTTAACGCAGACGGAAAGCGGTTTGACGTTTCAAGGTGCGCACCCCCTTGTTACTTTGGATAATGTCCGGGCAATCGTCCCGGATGATTTCGTTTTTCAATATCCGGTTTGGAATATGATACCGGAATACAAAGCCGGGGCAAAGGTTCGCCACAACAACAAAGTTTGGATTGCCGCACGGGACAACCAAAACGAGGAACCGACCGAAAGCGATTTTAACGACGATTACAACGACGATTACGGCAACCCATATTGGCAACCGTACAATTTCATTTCCGATTATTTGGAGCGGTTGACCCGTAACGGTATTGCGCAAATGGTACAAACATTCACGCAAATAAAGGGATTGGATAAGGAAACAAAGAACCTATTGGAACGGCGCACGTTCTTTGACGGTGCGGGACGTATCCGGGCGACGTTGCCGAATAATCATAAATTAGTCGGGTTTGAAATTGTCCCGGTTCGTTCTATGGGCGTAACAATGAAAATCGAACAAATCGGGTTGCAAATGACGGGCGCAACCGGGGTTGTCCGTATGTATCTTTTCCATTCGTCCCAAATTGACCCGATAAAGACGTTTGATTTGAATTTTACGCAGACAAACGGCGGTTTTCAATGGTTCCCGTTGAAAGATTGTTATTTACCGTATATCAGTACCGGAAACAACGCCGGGGGGTCGTGGTTCCTTTGTTACAACCAAAACGATTTGCCCGCCGGGATGCAGGCAATTAACATGACAAAGGATTGGAGCCGGGAGCCGTGCGGGACGTGTACGGGTTACGTTGATTTGGAGCGTTGGCGGGAAATAACCAAGTATTTACAGGTATCCCCGTTTATGATGAACGCCCCGGAAACATTCGACGAATACCCGGAGTTGTGGGATATTGCGTTGACGATGTACACCAATACGCAGAATTACGGGTTGAATTGCGAAATAACCGTTGGTTGCGACCTAACGGATTTTATCATTAAGGAAAGGCAAATTTTCCAAACGGTTATCCAACGACAGGTCGCCGCAATCATGTTGCGCACGTTGGCAATGAACCCCGATGTTAAGGTAAACCGGAACCAAGTAAACGCAACCCGGTTGGAAATTCTTTACGAATTGGACGGCAACGTTGAGGGTCGCCCCGGCGGTTTGGGTTATGACCTTAAAAAAGCATACGAGGCGTTGCGGTTGGATACGCAGGGTATCGACCGTATTTGCCTTACTTGTAATAACCACGGTGTAAAATACCGGATAACGTAAGATTATGGCGGGGTTAAAGTCAATACAGGATTTACGCAACCGGGTTGCCACGTTCAACAACGGGTTATCGTCCGGCGCATACATTCAACAAATCATTTGGGACAATGACGCCTATATTGTTGATATGAATGCCGAGGAACAATTGTTTGAACAAGGTATTAACCGTTTGGGCGTGGATATTATGGATTACGCCCCGTATTCGCCGTTGACGATAGCCATAAAGGAGGAAAAGGGACAACCGACGAACCGGGTAACGTTACGGGATACCGGGGATTTTGAAGCGTCGTTTTTTTTGGAAGTCGGCGACAAACAGTTTGAAATAAAAGCGTCGGATTTCAAAACGGAGGACTTAATAAAAAAGTACGGGCGGCAAATATTGGGATTGACGGACGAAAATATTGCGGCGTTGATTTGGCAATATATATTCCCGGACTTAATGAAGAAAGCAAAAAACGTATTATATGGCAACGAATAAGAGAACAACCCCTATAATTCCCAACCCGGTTTTAATCGACCGGGTTTTGGGGAACATACAAACCGGGTTAATGGATAACGTCGATTGGTTGGACGTCGCATTTGGGCGGGCGCAACGTATCGCCAAAGTGATACAGGGCAAACGCTATTATACCCCGAACGTATATGCGGGCGGGACGGAATGGAGAGGCGACAATGATTATATCGACGTTTCCCCGGATGCCAATATTGGCAATTTTTCGTTCTTTTGGATAGACGACCCGCAAACGGTCGGTTGGGTTCCCAAAGAGCAAAGCGAGATTAAAGCCCCGTTTTCCCTTATTGTTTGGTTCGATTTGCGCAAGGTTTACCCCGGTCAACTCAACAACCGGAATACCGAGGCGTTGAAGAACGAAATATTGACCGTCCTAAATGGCGGTTTTTGGCTGAAAGACGGGACGATTGTAATAAACCGGATTTATGAGTTGGCGGAAAACGTGTACCGTGGGTTTACGTTGGACGAAATAGATAATCAATTTTTAATGCACCCGTTCGGCGGTTTTCGCTTTGAGGGTGTATTGTCAGTTAATCAACCTTGTAACATTTAACGATATGGTAACTTTCATTATTTGGGTTTTGGTCGTGGCAACCGTGGCGGCGTTCCTGTTGACCCTGTTAAAAAAGTGGGGCGTTATTGAGTACGTCCAAGTTCACGGCAACGACTTTTTTGTTAAGATGTTCAATTGCGGCTTTTGCTTATCATGGTGGGCGGGGGTCGTTTTGTCCGTCCTGTTTGCTATATGCACCGGGAACCCGGCATTGTTATTGGTTCCGTTTTGTTCAACAGTCATAACCCGCATACTCTTATGAAAACGACAAAGATAGGGGAACGGGCGGTTGTGTTGTATGACAGTATCGACGAATTGCCGATTTTGCGATTTCACGCATATAACAAAATGTTGCTTATCGACGCCGGGGTTGGGTCGGATTTGAACGATTGGGATGCGCATATTGAAAAGGCAATTCGGTTTATCCGAAAGGAAAAGCCGGATTTGGCGGAAAAGGAATTGGATAATTTGCGGCAAAACGTTTATTTCGTCCAATCCGCCATATCGCCAAAGTATTTGGCGTTTGCCTGTTTGGTTAAGTCAGTGGACGGAACCGAATACAACGATATGACGGCGGACGGTTTGCAAAAGGTATTGGATTTATTCGCCGATGCGCCGAACGCCGAGTTGACCGCCCAATTGGAAGCGGTCAAAAAAAAAATAGATAAAGAATTGCAATTGTATTTTCCTAAACTATTCGACGACGCCACGGTTAAAGAGTATTACGACCAATTGAAGCAACGCACGATGTTAATGTTGGATGCGATAATAAAGGGGGACGAAAGCGACAAACGAGAAGAAATAGACCATATTACGACGTTGTTGTTGACTTATACAAAACCCAAATCGTTTAGCGGGTCGGATAGCGTGGAAATACAATACGACAAGCAGTTTGAAAATATGTGTTTGATGTTGTCCCAACATTTGCACGTAAACCCAAAATCGTTTACCGTTTTGGAATATTACAACGCATTTGAATACATTAAGGAGCAAGCGAAAAAAGCAAGCAGAAAAAGCCAAAATAAGGCGATTTAAGGTGTTTTATTTTTCAGACGATAAATTATACATTTGAGAAAAGAAAATTGATTGTAGGGCAAATTGCCCGAAAATAACAAAAACAAATAGTCGGATATATGGCAGATAACAACAACCCAATTAAATATTCTGATTTGGTAAGCCCCGATAATTCGATTACTGATTTGATAAAGCAATTGGATGAACTTTCAGACGCATATACAAATGCGTTGAAAAATATTAGGGCGGAAGCAATTCAGTTGGCGGCGGTTCTGCAAAAGGTTTCCGGGGCAACCGAGGACGGCAGGAACACAACCAAGAAAGCCGCAGACGATGCGGAACGTTTGGCACGTGCGCAACGTGATTTGGCGTTTGCAGAAAGCGAGAACGCCAAAAAGTTAGCCGAGTTAAAATTGGCACAACAGGAAGCGAACCAAATTAATAAACTGATTGTGAAAATAAATCAATCCGCCGAGGGTAGTTATAACCGTTTATCGGCGCAATATTCATTGAATAAGATTTATTTAAACAACATGACTAAAGCCGAACGGGAAAACACCGAGGAGGGGCGAAAATTGGTTGCACAAACCAAAGAAATATACGAAGAAATGAAACGTTTGCAGGAAGCAACCGGGAAATTTCAATTGAACGTCGGAAATTATACGGAGGCGTCCGACGCAATTATTGCGTATGGCGACAAATTAAAAGAAACGTTAGGTTTAAATAGCGCATTTGGCGAAAGTCTTTTGGCGTTAGGACGTGGCGGGGCTGAAAGTAAAGCCGTTTTTACAGCTATTGGCGACGGGGCAAAAGCATTGGGAAAAACTTTGTTGGGATTACTTTCAAACCCGGTTTTTTTGGCGATTGCCGGAATTGCGGCGGCGGGTGCGGCGTTTAAATGGTGGTACGATTATAACGCCGGGTTAGTTGAGGCAACGAGATTGACGCAACAATTTACCGGGAAAAGTGGCGATGATTTGAAAGCGTTTAGAAATGAGGTGCAAGCCGTCGCCGATTCATTCAACGCAGATTTCCGGGAAACATTGATTGCAACAAACGCATTATCAAAACAATTTGGTATTTCTGCAAATGAGGCATTGCAGTTGGTTAAGGATGGTTTTTTGTCCGGAGCCGATGCGAACGGGGAATTTTTAGACACGTTGAAAGAATACCCAGCATATTTTAAGGAGGCGGGAATATCAGCAGACCAATTTGTTGCCATTGTTGCCCAAACAAACAAAATGGGTATCTTTTCGGACAAAGGCGTTGACGCAATTAAGGAGGCAAATTTGCGTTTGCGTGAAATGACGACGGCGACGGCGGCGGCTTTGGACGGTATCGGTATTTCGTCGGAACAAGTTCAAAAAGATTTGCAGACCGGAACCAAAACAACGTTCGATGTTATACAAGACGTTTCCGCAAAATTGGCAGAATTGCCGGATAATGCGGCAACGGTCGGGGCTGCAATTGCAGATATATTCGGGGGTCCCGGAGAAGACGCCGGATTGCAGTATTTGCGCACGTTGAAAGATATTTCAACAAACATGGATGAAGTAAAAGGGAAAGCCGGAGTTTTGGCGCAATTGCAGGAGGAACAATTGCAAAGCCAAATTGAGTTGCAAAACGCATTATCCGGGTTGTTTGACGCAGTCGGAGGAAATTTTGAAACGTTGACAACGCAGGCAAAAGTTTTTGTTAACCAAGGATTGACGGCGATAATAAAAGGGGTTATTGATGTTGTCAATTACTTGATTGAGTTATACAATGAAAGTGTTTTGATACGTGCAATTTGGAATGGGATTGTTGCCGGATTCAAAACAACATTTGATACGTTGGGAAATTTGTTTGGATTCTTTATTGATATAGTCAAAGCAACCGGAACCGCATTAAAGGGGGCGTTTACGTTAGATTTTGACGACGTAAAAAAAGGATTGGCAGATTATGCAGCAGCGTACGGAAATTTGGTTAAAGCCCAAGTTAAAGACATAACAGAAAATTTCCAAGAGGGTTTGGAGGGTATGCAAAAGAAAATAAAACCGTTAACAATCCCGGTTTCTGTTGGAGATACCCCGACGCCACAAACAGACAATAAGCCCGTAACGACACAGAACCCAACCGTAACGCCAAGGGGTAAAAGCGATGCGGAAAAGGCAGCAGAACAGCAAGCAAAACAAATTGAGGCGGCATACAAAAAGAATTTGGAAGCAACCCGAAAATTGCAGGATGCACAATTGCAGCTGGAAACCGACGAATGGGCAAAGCGTCGCCAACAAACGCAATATCAGTATTCCCGCCAAATTGAGGATTTACAACACCAATTGCAGACCGAAAAGGATTTGAACGAAACCGGACGTCAAGCGATAAACGCCACAATTACGGCGTTGGAACAGCAACAAACCGAGGCGTTATTGAAAATCGAACAAGACCAACAATTGCAGGAATTAGCGTTACAGAAAGAAAGCATTGAATTACGTTTGCAAGCAGTCAAAGAGGGAAGCGAGCAGGAAAAACAATTGCGGATGCAGTTGTTGGAAAACGAAAGACAAACCGCATTATTACAGAACCAACAGAAACCGACCGGGCAACAGCAGGACGCCGCGGCGATTAATGCAAGTTTTGACGCAAAGGGAGCCGGAATTGCGGACGAATATTTGCAAGCGCAATTACAGATATTCGACCAACAACAAGCGTTGGCACAATCGGAGTTTGATTTGTTGAGAAATTCAGAAGCCCGGAAAACTCAATTCCGTTTGCAAGCAGAAAAGGAACGTTTGCAAAAGGTTTTAGAATTAAATCAGCAAGCCGCCAATAAATTGTCTGATGTTGAGGTACAAACAATTCAAAACACTATTAAAAAAATAGACCAAGAAATTGAGCAATCCAAAGGGAAGGAACGAGGAACAGACATTTACGGTTTGTTTGGGCTTAATTTGGACGACGACCAAAAAGAGGCAATTAATACGTCTATGCAATACGCATTGGATGCGTTAAATACATTCACGGCGGCACGTGTTGCCGCAGCAGATGCAGCCGTTGAGCAAGCGGATAAAGAGGTTTCCGCCGCACAATCGGCGTTGGATGCAGAATTGGAAGCAAGGGCAAACGGGTACGCCAATAATGTTGTACAAGCGCAAAAGGAGTTGGATTTAGCAAAGAAAAACCAAGAAAAAGCGTTGAAAGAACAACAGAAAGCGCAAAAACAGCAGGCAGCAATACAAACATTGCAGCAAATCGAAAACATGGTAACAGCAACGGCGCTGATATGGTCGCAATTAGGTTTCCCGTTTGCAATACCTGCAATTGCCGTAATGTGGGCGAGTTTTGCAGCGTCTAAAATCAAGGCGGCGCAATTGGCAAAACAGACCGGAGGAACCGGAGGAACGGAAACATACGGCGACGGTACCGTTGAACTTTTGGAGGGCGGTTCCCACCAATCCGGCGACGACGTGGATTTAGGAACCAAACCGGATGGAACCCGGAGGCGTGCCGAGGGCGGGGAATTTTTCGCCGTTATCAATAAACGTAATTCCCGCCGTTTCCGTCGTTTAATCCCGGACGTAATAAATAGTTTGAACCGGGGAACATTCCCCCAAAAGTACCTTAATGCCTACAATACCGACGGCGTTAATGTAACGGTTCAACAAAATAACGCACCGGATTTGCGGGATTTAAAAGACGATGTAAGGGAGATTAAGGAACAAAACCGCCGCCGTCGTTACGTCGATGGCAACGGCAATGTTATTGAGGTTTACAAGAATTTGACACGTAAAATTAAAAATTGATATGGACCCGATTTATAGACATTCATTTGTAAATGCGTTTTTAGCGAACGGGGCGATAAGTCACACAACCGGGAGCATAAACGGGAATAGTACAAAGTTCTATTATACCCGTACTTTTGTCCCGGTTGGGAATGTGTACCCCCGCAAATTGTTTCAGAATTTCACCACGCTATCCGGGGGCGCATTTTACGATAGCAATAAAAAAATTATCGGCGGTTGGGGGAGCGACCCGTCCGCCACAAATACGGAATTTGACATACCAAGCAATGCCGCATATATCCGGTTTAATGTAATCAAAGCGCATTACGCCAACGGGACGGCATGGTTGAGATTGGGAACGTTGGACGCCCCGAACGTCTTACAAGGTCAAACCGTGCATCCGATTTATAAGGACGATTTGGCAAAGGAGTACGAATTAGAAACCAACCAACGGTTTTATCGTGCCAAATTATCCGGCAAAATTACCTTTGTCCGGGATGATTACGACTATATAAACCGTCAATCGTTCGACAATGAATTTTTGTATTGCATTGAAAAGAGCGACGACGGCGGGCGTACATGGTTCCAATACTTTCAAGGCAAGTTTATGAAAACCGATTGCACGTTTACCGATTACGATAAAAAGGTTGTTGTACAACCGGACGCAATCGACGATTATAACGACGTGTTGGCGGGATTGGAAAAGGAATACAATTTAATAACGTTAGCCCCGACAATCCAACGGATAACGATAAACAAGCGTCCATTAATTCAAATATACGTTCCGGGGGATAGTGTTGTTTCTTGTTTTTTGGGCGGTACGAATTGGGAACAAGACGCAAACGCCACGACCGACCAAAACGCATTAGTACAAACCTATCATTTTGCTTTGTGCAATATGTTGAAAGAAATACAAATTACGCCCAACGGTTCCCCGACGGTAATATCCGGGCTTTATACCGGACGAATGGCGACGGGTACAAGTGCGGACGTATTCGAGGGGAAATTATACCCGGAATTGAATGTTAATTATTATATCTATATTTCACAACAACAAATAAACGGGGGGTTGCCGTTTGGTATTGCTGTAGTTGAAATACGGAAACAATCCGACGATACGGTAATGTTTCGTTATACAAAGGTTACAACGTCGCCTTTTGATACATTGGAGTTTGATTTAACCGCTGTTGAGGGTTCCGGCGCAACGGGTACAATGCACGCCGATATGAAAAGTTATAATATATACGCCCGGTATTTGTGCGACGTGGAGAAAATCGACGACCTTGATACATCTCCATTGCCCGCCGATGATATAGTTGATAATAACCGTAATTATAGGCGTGCGATTGGTTACGCAATCGACGTGGCGTTTATTTCAAACAACTTTTCAGATACCCCGACCGAGTGGGGATTAGCGGACAACGGAAAGTATTTTGCGCCGCCCTATCCCATTTTCGGACAAACGTTTTATCCAATCGCCCGGTCAACGTGGCGTTATGCGTCGTTATGGTTTGGGTTTTATTTGATGGATTGGATATTAGAGAAAAAAGCACGAAAAGCATATACTTTGCGGGATGCGTTCCCGGTTGCGTCTTGTATATCCGTTTTGCTCAATCAGATTGCACCGGGTATAACACACGCAGCCACGGCGGAATACAGTCAATTTTTATACAGCGGTAACAACCCAATATCCGGGTTGAATTTCCGTTTGCTTGTATCACAGAAAACCAATATTATAAACGGGGAATATCAGCAACCCGCACAAAAAGCCCCGACGACCTTACAACAATTTACCAATATGTTACGGGATTGTTTTAAATGTTATTGGTTCATTGAGGACGGCAAATTTAAAATCGAACATATCCAATATTTCCGCAATGGCGGTTCCTATTCCGGCGGGGCTATATTAAGCCACGATTTGACAAAGGAATTGAATTTGCGCAACGGGAAACCGTGGGCGTTCAACACGTCGGAATATTCGTTTGATAAGGTCGATTTGCCGGAACGTTACCAATTTGAATGGATGGACGACGTTACGGCGGCATTTGAAGGGTTGCCGATACAAGTAATAAGCAAGTATGTAACGCCCGGAAAGGTTGAGGAAATTAATATATCAAACTTTACGTCCGATATTGATATGATGTTGTTAAACCCCGGCAATATGAGTTCGGACGGGTTCGCCTTGTTTGCCGCCGTTTCGCCAACGTCCGGGTCGCAATGGATATTACCATTTACCCGCCAAACTATTAACGGGGTCGAATACTTTTTGCAAAACGGATATTTGGCGTTTATCAATCTGCAATCCCCGTATTGGTTATATGATTTACCCGCCCGTCGTGTATCAATAAACGGTTCCGAGGTTTACGCATACGGTATTGAGAGAAAGAAGAAACAAACGTTTAGTTTTCCGGCAAATGACGACCCAAACCCGATGCAACTAATAAAAACGTATATCGGTAACGGTCAAGTTGATAAATTAAGCGTAAATTTGTGTAGTCGAAACATTAAAGCAACGTTGAAATATGATACAGAATAACAACATAAGCGTTTTACCGTGGTACACGTCAATAGAGCAGCAGAATCACCGTAAAAGTTACGCATACGGGCAAATATACCCATTGTTCGCACCGGCTGATAGATTGTTACCGTTTCAGATAATAAGAAACACACGGTCAAACAATGTTACGTCAGTGGTATTGTATGAAAAGACCGGAAAGCAAGTTGCAAACATAACAACGTACATGAAAGAAACCGGATTGCAGATTGTCCGGTTTCAAACGTTGGGATATGATGTAATATTATACCCGGCAATATTACCCATGCCGTTAAATCAGTTTGACGGAATTTATTATTTGCGGTTATATGATGGCGTTCAAACGTGGTATTCTGAAATGTTCACGGTCGTACAAGATTTTTCCGGTTACTTAAAAATACAATGGTGGGATATTGAAAATTTGGTATTTGACGCCGGGCAAATAGTATATAAAAACCCGGATTTCAAAAATACGTTGTACCTTTGTACAGAGTTGGGAAAACCGGATTATGAATTTGAAGAGGACGGCGAAGAACGGGACGGGTATTTTTTCCCGGAAAAACAAATATCAGTCAAAACGTTTAAATGTACCATATTGGCACCGGAGTTCCTTTGCGATGTTATGCGTTTTATCCGTATGGCTGATTACATTCATATAACGGATAAATACGGCAGGGAATACGATTGCGATACGTTTCTAATTACCCCAAAATGGCAAACGCAGGGCGATTTGGCAAGCGTGGAAATTGAGTTTAAGACAAACACAGTTGTAAAGAAAATCGGGCGTGGGTATATATTGGAAAACAAGGGAGATTTCAACAGCGATTATAATAATGATTTTAACAGCGATTAAAAATTTGAATTATGGAAAATTATGAACAATTAAAAGCGGCGGTTTCGAACGTTATTAAAACGAACGGAACGCAAGCAATTTCCGGGCAAGTGTTGCAAAATACTTTGCTTACAATGATTAATAGTTTGGGGAGTAATTACCAATTTGTAGGCATTGCGGCAACAAATACAAACCCCGGAACACCCGACCAAAATGTATTTTATATTGCGGGGGAGGGAACCTATACCAATTTTGCAAACATTAGTGTAAATAGGGGAGAATTGGCGGTTCTAAAATGGAATGGCGCATGGAGTAAACAGACCGTAAAAGTTGGTTCATCCCTAAATGAACTAAATATTTCAACATTATACCCTACAAATGGCGAGGGTGGAACTAATAAATACACGCTTGCAGGGGCAATTGCCCAAGTTCCGGACGAATACAGAGTGATAGGTTTGAAAGTTACTTTTATTAATGAGAGTAATGAGAATGAGAGTTGGGAATATTTAAAAGGGAACTGGGGTATTGGTAATTTTTCCGAAGTTGGCGCACGTACAATATTGGGCATACAGAATAAACTAAATGCCATTTATCCAAACGAGATAAATTCGTTCAACAAACTTGACAAAAACCAAATGGTATTGGATAAGAGCATTAATATCACTACTGGTCAAGAGTATGTGTTGAGCGGTAAATTTGCAAGCCCTTTTTATGCTGTTAAAGGATTTGAATATCTTTACAGTCAAATCTATACAACAGGTCGTATATATGGATATGATGCAAATTTTAACTTTATAGAGATACTTACTGTTGACGTTGCTTTAAATAAGTATACTGTACCATCTAATGTTTATTATATAAGATTATCTGGTAATACAACAACTATGGATGATAATAGTTTCTTTTTGTATTTAAAAGAGTATTCAAAATTCGTAGAATACGGAATTACCGAGGATAAATTATATACTGATGAACAGATAAATGGCGTTGTTGCTCAATTAGATGATTTTGAATCTCTTACCACAATCAGAGATACAAGTAATCAGTTTGTCAATAAAATAAACTCTGTAACAGATTTTATAGAGGGATTTTATATTGATGCATCAGGAGTTTTAAAACCACTTGATAATAGAGCATATTCAGTATTAATAGATTTGTTAGGTACTACTAAATTTTATTCATCCGCTTATGCTTATGGTACAATCTATGGCTATGATGAGAATTTTAATTTTGTAGGAGCTATATCCAGTAGAGATGGCACATATTTAGTAGAAGAAGGTATTAGATATATAAGAATATCGCTGAATAGTAAAAATTATAAAAATAGTATTTTTATCTACACAAGAGAAGAGGATTTGTCTGTTAAGACAAATATATACAATGCTAAATATTACGATTATGGTATTACATATACTGATATTTCCAATAGGAAGGAATTGGATGTAATTCCGACCAAATTGGATAAATTTTATTCTATGTATATCAATTCTATTAATATTTTTAGTCAAGAATTGATTCAAGAACAAGGGGCCTTTATTGACATTTCTGATGGTGTTACGATTACAAAAAGTGGAGCGACAGCAAGGCAGTCTTATTCATTTTTCATGCCTGTAGTTGGAGGGCAAAAGATAAGTTCAAACATACCATCGTATGGCGCTATTCTGATGTATGATAAAGACAAGAGCTTTATTGGTACTATTCCATCATCAGCTTGGAAACATGATGCTAGGACTGAGAATTATGTAAGTAATACTATTTTAAATAGTAATGCAGCATATATAAGGTTCAATTTATTAATAGCTCAATATGAAATTGCTTGTTTAGCCATAGGTTTAGATGATATTCATAAGATTTATGGATTTGGTGATGTTTTTGATATACGATTTAAACGTAGAGGGAAAAAACTTGTTACCATAGGCGATTCCATTACATATCAAAGAACTTGGCAAGATAGATTATGTGAATTGACAGGTATGTGGCATAATCCTAAAGAGATTAGAGGCGCAGATGAGAGTGTTAAAACAGAAGGATACGGTTATATTCTTTTGACTTCAGATTTAGCTGATACAGATACATATTACGAAGATGTAGCTGATATTACTAAAACAGAAGAAACTGTTGTTGATGGATTTGGGTATGCTCATCCAATATGGACTGATGCCAGTGGAAACAAGTATAGACAACCGTTTAGAACGGCAGAAGGTGGTGAAACTGTTATGCCTGTAAAAGAAACATCTATATATTCAAGGGCTTCTGATAGCAAATATTACAAGGGGGATGTTATAATTGTATTCGGTGGTGTAAATGATAAAGTAGCTTATGTTACCAATTATCCAACAAGAGGAGGGTTTGGTGCAATACAAGGTATAACGAATCTTAAAACAGATGCGGAGGACAATACAGGGTCTACCTTCGAAATATATACAGATAACGAGAAATTACAATCAATAGGAGATTACAGCGAAGTAGGTGAAACTACAGGTGTGCAGAAGTATAATTATACTTTTAGGGCATGTTTTAGAGGGTTATTGAAAAAGGTGGTTGATGCTAATCCTAACGCTGAAATTATAGTCGTAGGACCATATGCGACAATGATTAAAGGTAATGATTATATAAATAGAGATTATGATTATCTAGCTGTTGAACAAAACAAAGTCATAGCAGAATGTGCAAGAGAGTTCAGCTGTCAGTATATAGATTTATTCCCTCTGTTTGGGAGATATAATGCTACTAAATACTTAAAAAACGAACATGTTTTTATTCATCCTACTACTGTTGGAGGTACCAAGATAGCAGAATATATTGCTGCATTAATATAAATATATACCCCCGAAACTTGGGTAAAATAGAATAATTATAAGTAAAATGAAAAAAGTAATTTACAACAGCAAATTAGCCCACGCAATTTTGTGGGCTAATTACACAACAATAACTTTAACGGCTTTTGTGTTTACTGAATTTAAAGACAAAACCGAAATGCCTCAAAGTGTACGCAATCACGAATGTACGCACGCCCGTCAGTGGATAGAAATGTTTTTTGCCGTATGGGTAATAATGTTTATATTGCAATTGATATTTAATATTTCGGCATGGTGGTATATATTGCCGTTGTTTTCTTTTTATATTTGGTATGTTTTGGAATGGTTCTTTAAATCATTGTTCAAATTAAAGAACGCATACAAAGACATATCATTTGAAAAAGAGGCTAAAGCGTCAGAAAACGACAATTGTTATTTGGAAAATATGGGTTATTTTGAATGGCTTAAATATTATGGGAAGAATTTTTAATTGGGAACAATGGCGCATAATTGGTATTTCAGCAGTCAGCCCCGTTTTGGGATATTTGACACCGACAAAAGGTTTTGTTTATGCGCTGGTAGTAATGTTTGCTTTTAACATTTGGGCGGGAATGAGGGCGGACGGTGTGGCGATTGTGCGATGCAAAAACTTTTCGTTCCGTAAGTTTAAAAACGCATTGTGCGAATTTCTGTTGTATCTATTTATCGTGGAGGCGATTTTTGTAATAATGAAAAATTGCGGCGATGAAAATGCGGCGGTTATCGTGGTAAAATCACTAACATACGTGTTTATGTATGTGTATTTGCAAAATGCGTTCCGCAATCTGATTATTGCGTACCCCCGGGAATTGGCATTGCGTATTATTTACCATGTTATCCGTTTGGAGTTTACAAGGGCTTTACCGTCGCATTTGCAACCGATAATTGACAGATTGGAAAAAGAATTTGGGGACGACCCCGACAAAAACAATAAAAAGAAAAAAGATGAATAAACAAAGTAATATGTTTAACCCGGTGCGGAGCAATCCGCACCACAAAATTTTATTATTATGGCAGGAATGAAACAATTATCAGCGGGCAGCAGCCAAATTTTAATGATGATGTTCCGGGATAAGAACAACGCCCCAATTAAGGCGGATTCCGTACACGTCAAAGGTTCAATTTTTACCGGGGGCGGCGCACCATTTGAGTTTGAGGTAAACAAAGGGGTTTGTACAAATTGTAAGGTTCAGAACGATATGTTGTTGTTTAATATCGTTCCGCTTTTGGGTTTGGGGCAAATGCAGGTTTATACGCAAACTTTTTTGGGCGATGCAAAAGCAATAACCGGAACATACATTTCAGAGAACCAACAGAAATTGGGCGTTGAAGTGGTTCAGAAAGGTACATTCCTTTCAGATAGGCAGGGCGCAATGTGGGTTGATGTATATTTGCCAATAGAAATTAATGATGCAGCACAAATTCCGTGGGTTCCGGCAGGAGCGGACGAACAATGGATTAAAGATTATTTGGATAAGTATGTAAAACCCCGGCGTTTGCCGCAACGCTGGCGGCATTGGGCGGGGCAAGCAAAAACCTTTCAAATGTTGATGCAAAAGACTTTGAGAAAAAAGCAAAGGACGGTAATTTTGCTCAGAATGATTTAGCGGACGTAGATTTGGCAAAACTCAAAGAAAAAGGTTTGGCGGCAGGATTGGCAGACGCAAAGAACCCAATAAGCCCAACAGAGTTTGACCGTATGATTAAGCAAAATGCGGCTTTTATTGCATTGTCTAAAACAGCGCACCCGGCAACAGCAGGAAAGACAAACGAGCAGATTAAGGCGTTATTCTATGCCAACCGCCAAGAGGTACAAAAGGGGGTAAATCTGAATACAGACCCGTACAACAAAAGTACAACTTTGTTGTTGGTTTATCAGATGAGCAACAACCAAACAATTCAACAGACATTGCCGCCCGTATCGGATAACCGTATTATCATTTTGGAACTTATACAAGAACCGGGGGTAGCCAATTACAAGGCAATAATTAGCCCGTCAGCCGGAGAAAGTATTGATGGGGCAAATACACCAATAACCGTTACAAGCAATGGGATTGCAGGTATTTTTTTTGCCTATTCAGAACGAAAATACGTGGGATTTTATTCCGTGGTATAAAACTATTGATAGCAGCCTAACAACAAGCGATGAGCAGGGAAATGGTAATAACAGATAGTTCGCATATTTCGGAAAAATATTTGGAGTATCAGAAAGACTATGCAAAATTTGTTGTTATGACCCCGGCAGGCGATGCAAGTTACCGATATACGTATAACAAGACCGCAGGAAATATACCTTTGGGCATTAAAAAGGGTTTGGCTTTGGTTAGCAATAATAACGCATGGGCAGACCCCGGAGCGTCAGACCCTAACAAAGTTCAAGGAGATTTATTGGCTGAGGCGGACGGAATTATAACAATTCAGTATTCCGGGCAAGCATATAACGAAACAAGCACAATTAATGAAGCCAATTTTTGGGCTGCAAAGGTTGCGCCGGATGGTTCATTAACGGAAGTTCCAAACAGCCGATATTCAACAACCATTGAAGCAAACAGAAAGATTGCCAAGAACATTCAGTCTAAAAGTATATCATTCCCAATTCAGCAGGGCGAGTCAGTTAGATTTTTGGCTAATTCAAACATTGATGATGGCTTTTATCTGCAAAGCGGAACAGACGGAAAACCTTTGTTTGAGGTTATTATAAACTTCAAAGAAATGGTAGGTATGCCGTTTATACCGGATGAGTTAGAAAAGGGGGCAACAGAATTTTATGAATAATAACCGGGGCGAAAAGCCCCATAAAACAAAATAAAAATGGATAAGATAATTATATTAGATGCCGGACACGGCAATAATACAGCCGGAAAACGTTCCCCCATTTGGGGGGACGGTTCCCAATTGTTAGAATGGGAGTTTAACCGTGATATTGTACGCCGTATTGCGGCGATGTTGAAAGTAGAGGGAATAAAGTTTGAAATTTTGGTACCGGAGGACAACGACGTATCATTGCCGGAGCGTTGCCGCCGTGCAAACGTTATCCATGCGGATTGCGGCAACAACGCCGTTTTGTTTAGCGTTCACGGGAACGCCGGAGGCGGCACCGGGTGGGAATGTTATACCAGCGTAGGACAAACGAAAGCGGATGCAATCGCAACCGTACTTTGTAATGAGGCGGAAAAAGAGTTTGCCCCGGATGGTTGGAAAATGCGCTTTGACCATACCGACGGCGACCCGGACAAAGAAAACCAATTTTACATTCTGAAACATACGGTTTGCCCGGCGGTATTATCTGAAAACTTTTTCATGGATACCGAAAAAGATTGCCGTTTTATGTTGTCAGACGCCGGGCGTGAACGTATTGCAAAAATTCATTATGAAGCGATAAAACGTATCTTATGAAAAAATATTTAATAATAGCGGCAATTGCTTTGGCGGTTTCCGCCGTTGTCACTATATGGGTGCAACGTTCCCGGATTAATACGTTGACCGGGGAAAGGGACAAATACAGAACCAACACGGAAACGTTATTGCAGGAAGTTTCCCGGTACCAAACGAAAGATAGTTTGAACGCCGCCAAAGTTGGGGTTTTGGAACTGAAATTGTCAGAGTTTGAAAAATACCGGGCGAGCGATGCGGCGTTGATAAAGACGTTGCAGACAAAGAACCGGGAGTTGGAACGGGTTACAACAACCCAAATGGAAACAATCAACGAATTGCGGGCAACCGTCCGGGATAGTGTTGTATATTTGCCCGGCGATACGGTTACGACCGTTTTACGATGCGTCGATATTGTCGAACCGTATTTTGAGTTGCACGGATGCGCCACGCCGGACGGACAATTTACCGGGACGCATATAAACCGGGATAGTCTGTTGATTGTCGAAACGGTGCAATACAAACGTTGGTTAGGTTTTTTATGGAAAACAAAGAAAATCAAAAATCGGCAAATTGATGTTGTAAGCAAGAACCCGGCAACAAAAATATTGGGCGTTGAGTTCGTAACCATAGAAAAGTAACTTTTATTGTTCATAATACCGGGAAACGGGGATTGTAACCAAGCGTTGCAACCCCGTTTTTGTTTTTGCCCGTTTTTAGCCCCGTATTTCGATTATTTTGTTTGAATGGATAAAGTACCCACCCCGGCAAATAAAGTGGCTTAAAATGAAAATTCGCCAAAAATAACTTTGCGGGGAGCCAAAAGAACCGTTTTTTGTCCGCAAATCGAAAATAAAAGAAAATTCTTTTGGTAGTTAAAATAAAATGCCCTATCTTTGTGCCATGTTAATAAAACGACCGGGCGTTTTCCCGGCAACAAAAAGAGCGATACAATGAAGCCCGAAGATATTTACAACGGTTTGGAATATACAACAAAAGAAATTAACCGTAATTTCAAAATCAAAGTAAACGGCTTGTTCAACGGCAAAAAGATTAACACGTTGGTTGGCGTTTCCGGTTTGATTAAGTTAATAGGCGTTGAAATGGCGAACAAATTATTGCGCCGTGCTTTCCGTTGTGTCAAAGACGCCGAACATTGTAAGTTGCGCCGGGGTTTGAAAATATCCTTTTATTATTACTAATCCGACCGGGCGGGTTCCCGGAACCAAATAAATTTCAAATATGGAAACAAAGAAAAGAACACAGGCGACGGACATTGCCGAGATTGCAACCAAGTTAGACGGCAAAGTTAAATTTTCGTCAATCATTTACAGCCAACAAATGTTGTCGGAGAAATACCGGGAAACAGGGGTAAACGATATGTATTTTATCGGCAAAAAATTTGGGTTGTGGTTTTATACAAGCCGGGCGGCATTAGATAACCTTTGTTATCTGCAAAACCCTAAATTCCCGACGTGGGTATTGTGCGAAAATTCATTGAGTTTGTACGAAATAAGATAATACGGATATGGACGCAAACAAGTTAATCGGAAAAACATTTGCTTACAAAGGTATTGGCAATATGGTTTATATCGTAGTTGTTCAAGCATTGGAGCCGAAAGGCGAAAGATACGACGCCGATAGTTATATAGGCAAACAGACCCTTATATTTCCCAATGGGAAAAGTATGACGCAGGATTGGGCGTGTGTCCGGGGCGCATTTGAGCGTAAGAAACGCCGGGGCGAATTGAAAGTATTAAGATAATAACCCGCCGGGGGTTCGTCCCCCGGCACAATAACAAAGATTATGACAAAGTATATTTTGAGCAAGAAAGCGAAAGGCAAAAAAGTATCAGTACACCGTTACCGACGAAAAAGGCAACGTTATTTCAACAAGAACGTCCGCCCGTGATTATGTGGCGTGTACCGCCAACGGCGAATTTTATTTTGGGCGGTTGGATTTAATCGGCAAAGGCGACCACGGCAAAGGGTTGAGCCGCACGACGGAAATATTGGCAAACCCCGAACGGGCGTATAAAAAGCAAGTTGCGTACTTTGTGCCGTCTTTTCGGAAAGAATGGATGGAGGAGAACCCCGCCGACGAATGGATTGCCCGGAATGTTAATTGGGCGACCGAACGCCAAAAGGAATTAAACGCAATCGCATATTTACAGCCGGGGGAATAACCCCGGCTTTGCCTGTTATGGATATACGATTGACAGAGGAACAACGGGAAATATTGAGCGGTCGAATTTGCCCGTATTGCCACGTTCCGACCGAGTACAAAAATAGTATTGAGGTTTACGGCGTTGATTATGGAATGATTTATTATTGTCCCCAATGCGGGGCGTATGTGGGTGTTCATAAGGGAACCGACCGGGCAAAGGGTCGATTGGCAAACGCCGAGTTGCGCCGATGTAAGATTGAAGCGCACCGATATTTTGATGAGTTGTACAAACGTGGACTAATGAAGCGATGGGAGGCGTACAAATGGTTATCCGACCAATTGGGATTACCCCCGGAATATACGCATATTGGAATGTTTAACCCCGAAACGTGCGCAAAGGTCGTGGACGTTTCAAAAAAGTATTTATTAACCATGCGATTTGCATTAAGACGACAGGATAAAATAAAAGCGCATTTTGAACCCAACGGGGACGAAATGTTGAACCGGATAAAAGAGAGTTTAACCCGGTTTTTTGCCGCCGACCGTTCGGAGTTCCCGGAGGGATACCGGGAAATTGAGGACTGTTTTAACCAATTGCCGGGGGAACCATACCCGACTATTGCAGTAAATGACGTTGGCGACCCCGACCGAATGATTGAATTTTATGTTACCGGGCAACAATACGACGTTTACCATTTGGCATTTAAGGGATTTATAAAGGGTTAAGATTATGGGAACGATAAAAAGGAAATGCAATAATTGTGGCAAAGAGTACAACGCCGATACCCGCAATTTGCGCCGGGGTTGGGGGCGTTGTTGTTGTAAGAGTTGCGCCGCCCAATTGAGGGAAAAGAAAAAGCCGGGATATAATCCGAAACGGGTTGCAATAAACAACGTCCGGCGTCAATGTTGGACGGATTGCCCGGAAACGGAACGTTACCCGTTTAGTTATGACGGGGCGGATTTCGACCAATGGGAAGATTGCGAATTTGGAATACATGATTAAAACAAGAATATGGAAAGCGTAATTATTGAGGAAATGCGGGCGTTCTTACGATTGGATTTGACCGACCGACAAAGACAATATTTTACCGATACAATCGCCGTCGCAAAACGTGTTGAGGTCGTAAAAGCGGCGGACGTATTCGACGAACGGGAAATTGAATTGATACGCCGGACGGTTCGCCCGGTAGTCAAAGGGTGTTATAAAAATGCGCATTTGCTGACGTTGTTATTTCCCGACCGGGTGCAATACGTTGAGGGCAAAACGAACGCATTTATACCAATCGACCACGCATTTAACCGGGTCGGGGACAAATATATTGACATTACGTTTGAGTTCGCATTGGAGTTAGACCCAACGCAATACGAATATGTGGCGTTTGGAGAATATCCGGCGGGCGTTATTGAGGAAATAGCCAACCAAACGGGATATTATGGCGATATATACCGATTTTGTTATTGTGCGGCGCAAATGGCGTTGGAAAAGAAGAACCCCCGGACGTAACAGATACGCCGGGGGTCGGTACGCAGTAACCGAGAGCGATTTTTGGTAATGCGGTATTGCAAAGGTAGGTTAAAAATCGGATATTCCACGCCCCCGGCAAAAATGATTTCACGAAACAAAGATTATATTTTTGGTAATTAAAAAATCTTTCTACCTTTGCAGAACAAAAGATTAACAGCCTACCCGGAGGGATACCGGGAAATGATATGAAAATAAAAGAAAGTGAACAATTAAAGATGTTGGCGACCGAAAGCGGGAAAACAGCCAACCAAGTATCCGAAACAATCGTTACGGAGTTAATCAACAAACAGATTATCGAGAACATAAGCGACAATTGGGGGTTCCCGGTCGCCGATTGTTACGAACGGGATGTTACCGTTGTGGAAATGGTGGACGTTATCCGGGCAATTGGTATTTCCCCGGTTCGTTCCGTCCATTTGGACGCCCTGTTGGAATGTGTATTGATTGGCGACGATGATTGCCCGGGGTGTGGCGGGGAAATGGAGGTTACAGACGGCGAGTATAGACGTACCGGAGGCGACGGATATTTGACCCCGCCGGAATATAGCCCGATTTGGGAGGAAAAAACGTGCCGCAATTGCGGATACAAAGAGAGCAACGAACCAAGTTATTAATAAAAAAATTTAAGTTATGGCATTGAGATTGAAAATAAACGAAGCAATCGCCCGTTCCGAGGCGAACGGGAAAAAGGTTTTGAAAAAAGACATTGCCGCCCGTCTTTTTGAGGGTGCAAGTGAGAGCGCACAACAGGTAAATATGACGAATTTATGTAACGGCACGACCAAACGGATTGTCCCGGAATGGGTCGTTATTATTTGCGAAATGTTGGATTGTACGGCGGATTATCTGTTTGGCATGGAGGGCGGAAGCAATGAAAAGTAAGTTTATCGAATGGTTGGAAGCCGCCGCCGAAACCATGTTTTCCGGGTTGTTTCAAGCGAAAGCCCTAATTGTTACGTTTGGCGCATTGGGGTTATGTTGTTTGATTGGCGCATTTTGGAACCCGTGGCAATTGTTATTAGCGGCAATGTGCGCCGCAATGGTATTATGTGGAATTTCAGAATATAAAAAGTACAAGTAATGAGAGCAAAGAGCGATAAACCGGGCGACCCGGTAAAAGAGGTTGCGGGAACCGTCGGCAATGTTGCCCCGGATATGTTCCCGGAGATTAACGAGGAACAACAAACAATTATTCCCCCGTTCGTTGAGGTTCAACCGGAACAACCAACCGAAGTGTTTGAGATAATACCGGGCATGACGGTTGAGGAAATGACGGCAATGTTTTTCGACGAAAAAACATTGATTGAACCCCCGTATAAGGTTTGGCAGTTAAACAGCAAGGGACACCGATATTATTACCGATATGACGACGCCGGGAACCCGGAGTTTTTCCCGTCGGTTACAACCATATTGTCCCAAACATTACCCAAAGCCCCGCACCTTATAAATTGGATTGCGAACAAAGGCATTGAGGAAGCCGAGCGATACAAAGGCGAACGGGCGGCGTATGGAACGTTTATGCACGCCGCATTTGAGGAATTATTGATTAACCGGGCGTATGATTTGGACGGACTGAAAGGCAAACTAAAAGAATACATTGAGGTTTACCGATTGCCGGACGACTTTATTTATTACGCCGACGATTTGAAAAAGGACGTATTGGCGTTTGCGCAATTCGTGTTGGATTATGATGTACGACCGTTAGCCGTTGAAATTGCGTTGGTACACCCGTATTACAAGTACGCCGGAATGATTGATTGCCCGTGTACCATGCGGGCAAAGATTGGAAGCGACGACCGGATTAACGCAATTGTCGATTTCAAAAGCGGGCGAAAAGGTTTTTACGAGGAAAGCGAAATACAATTAGGAATGTACCGGGATATGTGGAACGTCAATTTTGAGCAATTCCCCGTTACCCGTATTTTCAATTTCAGCCCGAAAGATTGGCGCAAAAAACCGTCGTACAATCTGAAAGAGCAAACCGAAAGCCCCAATATACGGAAAATCCCCTATCTGTTGGAGATTGCAGCCATTGAGGACGAAAAGCGGGACAACACGTTTACGGCGGTTAATGGTATGGTTGTATTGGACGACGCCCCGGATTTGTCCCAAAATGTAATATCGTTGTCTTTGGCGGAATTGATTAAAACGAAAGCCCCCAAAGAGGCGACCCCGGACGAAACCACGGACGCCGCCGATACCGTCAAAGCGGATGCGGTTGCCCCGGAACAAACGCCGGAACCGGAGGTTAAGAAAACAAAGATTGTGAAACGCACCGGGAAAACGGCAAAGGAGGCGGAAAAGAAGCCCGCCACGGGACGAAAGACGACAAAACGGACTGTTGCACCGGAAAAGGAACAAAAGCCCGCAAATGCGCCAAAAAAGCCCAAAAACGAGAATAAGAAAAGATTGTTGAACGACGACCCCGAAATATAAAGAGCATGAAAGGACGAATAAGACGACCGGAGGCGGAAAAATCCCGTTTGATTTTGCCCCGTGTCGGACAAATAAAAATCGGAATGAAAAACGCCAACGGATACCCGCAAAGCGTGGATTATTTCATACCAACGGGAAAGTATGCCGGGTTATTTACACAGGCATACGGCGAAAAGCCCCAAACAATTCAAATCGTTTTCCCGGACGACGACCCGGCGAAAGTATGCAACGAGCGGTACGAGTACCGGGACGACGAAGGACGATTGATTGCGGCGGGCGACGGCGAAACGTTCCAAGTTTGGGACGGCAAAAAGTACGAAACATTGACAACGGAGGAATACCCGAATTTGATGTTGTCTATTGCCAAGCGTTACCCCAACCGGAAAAGCAAACAGGAGGGACACGACGGTTGGGAAATTACGTTAACATTGAATTTCATTGTACCGTTGGTACGTGGCGTTGCCGGGGTATGGCAGTTTTCAACAAAGGGTACGGCGTCCACAATCCCGCAAATCCGGGAAACATTCGACGGTATGTTGGCAGAACGGGGATTTTGTAAGGGAATTATATTTGATTTGAACGTACAATTTGCCACGACCCAAAAGCCCGGCGACAAATCCCGGTTCCCGGTTGTTTCGTTGGTTCCGAACGAAAGCCCGGACAATGTTTTGAAAGTGCGTAAAGCGTGGGAACCTGTTAAACAATTGGAGGGCGGCGACAATGGCAACGAATAATACAATTACCCGGCGTAAATACGACCGGGATTATTGCCAAATGGCAAACGAGTTCTTAAAAGATACCCGTTTGAGTTGGAAAGCGAAAGGAATAATTGCATACGTCCAAATGTTGCCGGACGATTGGGTTTTGAATATGCGAGATTTGACGAACCGGGCAACCGACGGTCGGGATAGTCTGTATAGTGGTATTAAAGAGTTGGAAAAGTTCGGGTATTGCTCAAAGATTATGCAAAGGAACCCGGACGGGACAATTGCGGGGTTTGCTTATGAGATTTGCGACAAAGCAATTTTTCAACCATTTACGGAAAAACCGGATACGGAAAAACCGGATACGGAAAAACCGGATACGGAAAAACCGGATACGGAAAATCCGACACTAATAAATACTAATATTACTAATGACCCAAATAAACCAAATACTAATCATAGTAAACCCGCCAACCCTGTTGTCGGGGATTTGTTCCCGGAACAACAACAGGATTTGGAAAAGGATAAAAAAAGAACGTCCATATTTCGCAATTCCGATGTTTACAAATTGGTTAAGTTCGGGGCGGACGGCGTAAATGATTATTCCGAGTTTGAAAAACTGTTTGCGACGCCGGAATTTGAAAAGGTCGATTTGGTTTATTATTTCCACACGGTCGCCGATTGGTCGGAAACCAAACAGGGAGTTAAGCGAACCCGCGCGGGTTGGATTGCGACGGTACGCAATTTTATCCGGGGCGATATTGAGAAAAAGAAATTGCATTTGAAACCGGAATACCAAGCCCCGCAAAAACGGTTGAACGTGGCGGGCGCAATGGAATTTCTTAACAACGATTATTGATTATGGAAAATTTGCCGGAAACAGTAAATACGCAATCCGTGGCGTTGGCGATATACAACCCAACGCCCGGTACAAAAGCAATCGACATACGCCGACAAATGTTGCAATTACCGGAGGTTGCCAAATCGTTATCCGGGGTCGAAAAGTACATTTTCGCCGCCTCAACGAAAATGCAAATTGCCGATATTGACGACGGCACGTTGATTGCGAAAACCGGGCAAATGTTCCGGTTTATTGCAATGGACGTCGGGTATATAATCCCGACCAATTCGGAAGATTGGGCGTACATTTGTACCCGGTTGTTGGATATACTCAAAAAATACTATTCGCAAATGACATTGGCGGATATTAAGTTAGCATTTGAGTTGGCGGCAACCGGGGAATTGGACGACTATTTGCCGAAAGACAGTCAAGGCAACCCGGACAAAAAGCATTACCAACAGTTTAACGCCGATTATTTAGCAAAGATATTGAACGCATACCGCCGGAAACAAAACGGGGTTATACATAAAGCGTATAAGGCATTGCCGGAGCCGAAAAAAGAATCGACGCCGGAGGAAAAACGGTATTACCACAATCAAGCCGTCGCCCGATGTAGGGAGGTGTTTTTGCTGTATAAATATACCGGGCGGTTTGAATTGGGGATTACTGACGGAATGTTGATTTATGATTGGTTGCGAAAGTTGGGGTTTGCCAATGAGGTTGCCGGAACCGAGGACGACCGCAAACAAGCATTTGCCCGATATATGCAGCGTGTCGCCCGTGGGTTCGTCAACAAGTACGAGGCATACCACGTCCGACGTAGGGGAGCCGACGCCCCGGAATTGGATTTTACAGCGTATGAGATAGCGAGGGACAAAGAGATTGCCCGGACGTTTGACCGAATGATTGCCGACGAATTACAGATTGATAATTATTTAGATTTTTGGAAATGAACAAAATAACGATTGATTGTATTATTGGGATTGACCCCGGAAAAACCGGGGGGATTGCCGTTTGGCGTCCGAACCATAAAACCGAGGTAATAAAAATGCCGGGCGACCTTATGGAGTTGCGGCAATGGTTTAATTATATGAAGACTATTTGCCGCCCGTTGGTATTCGTCGAAAAGGTGCAATTGCGCCCGGATGATATAACCGACAACCCCGGTAAGGCGTTCCGGGTTCAAAAACTGTTATCCGAGTTCGAGAAACTGAAAACGATAATTGCCATGTGCGACGTACCGTTTGTTTTGGTACACCCCCAAAAATGGCAAAATGAATTGAAATTGCGGGTTAAGGGGGAGGAAAAGCCGGAACGCAAAAAGCGATACCAACGAGCCGCCGCCGATTATTACCCCGATGTTAAGGCGACGTTGTGGAATGCCGACGCCCTTATGATAATGCACTTTGGACGGTACATTTTGCACAACAACCCCCGTTGGGTTTTGGAGAATTTGCCCGCCCCGATGCACGACCGCTTGTTTTAAGCCCCGTATTTCGATTATTTTGTTTGAATGGGTAAAAGTATGGCAGACGAAAACAAAAGCCCGCAAATCGAAAATCCGGCAAAAATAACGTTGGAAGAATTGGCGTACATGGTTAAACAGATGCGCCACAACCAACGGAGGTGCGAATGGAACCCAACGCCGGAAAAGATTGCAACCCGGACGGCATGGGAACAAAAAGTTGACAGCGTTATTGCCGTCTTAACAGATACGCAAATGAAATTATTTTGATTTTATCCCGGTACGCTTTGCGACGTATCGGGATTATTTTTTTTACCCTAACACGAAAATAAAAGAAAAAATTTTGGTAATTAAAATATTTACCGTAATTTTGTGGCATGAAATAACAACGACCGGGCGTTTTCCCGGAAAATAAAAACCGAGAGTATGGATACATTAGAAACAGCAAAACAGACAAAAACGGCTTATTTCATTGAGTACGTTTACCCAATCGACGCATACGGCAAACAGTCGTTTTATTTTCAGTTGGTACGAACCAAAGATTGTGCGATATTATACGCCAATGAAAATATAAATAATGTTTTTATAGCGTGTTGGAAAATGGATATTTCGCATAAAGACGTAACGATATGGTAACGGATGAATTGGGAGCCGTTCGCCATGCAATGACGGCAAAAGAATTGGACGACCTGTATAAGCGTTTGGAAAACTTTATTGCCGATTGCACCCGGTCGGAGGTTGACGCCAACCGGGATGCGCTTAACAAGGTGCAAAGCATGATACACCAAAGAATGAGATTAACAAACAAATAAATAGTAACCGCCGGGGGCAACCCCGGCATAAAAAGAGCAATAAAATGATTATCAAAAAATTAGAGTTGTCGAATTTCCAAGTAATTAAGGAGTTCAACGCAGATTTTGAGGGTAATGTGTATTTCATTACCGGGGACAATGAGTTGGGAAAATCCACGCTATTAAAGGCAATCGGGGCGTTGTTGACCGGGAACCGGGACGCCGTGTTGCGTAATGGCGAGGACAAAGGGTTTGCCAAAATGGTTGTCGGCGACGATGGCGAGGAATACGACGTTGAATTGCGGTTTACCAAAGCCAACCCCCGTGGTACGTTATCAATCAAACAGAAAACAACCGGGATGCGGTCGGATAACGTAAGTATGTTGCAAAAGGTTTTCGGATATACGGATTTTGACGCCGTGGAGTTTTCCCGGTGGTCTGAAACCGCCGAGGGTCGCCGAAAGCAAGTGCAATACGTCCGGGCATTGTTGCCGGAGAATGTGCAAAAACGTATTGCCGAGATTGACGCCGAGGTTATGACCGTTAAGGAGAAAAGAAAGGACGCCAACGCCGAGGTCAAGACGTACACGACTATTTGCACCGCCGCCGAAAAGCAGTTGAAACCGGGCGACGTCAAAACGTATGCCGAGAAAATCGACATTGCCGATTTAATGGAGGAACAAAACGAGAACGCCCGGTTGATTGAGAAAGCGAAAACCGTGCGTACCGCATTGCAAACCCGGACGGAACAATTGGAGGCAATCCCCGGTCGTATCAAAGCCGCCGAGGAAACCAAGAATACAGAGATTGACGCCGCAATAAAGTATGAGGCGGAAGCCCAAGCCGAATACGACCGGATTGTTGCCGAGGCAAAAAAAGCATTGGAAGCGGCAAAGAAAAAGAGCAAAGCCGATGCGAAAGCCGCCGCCGACAAATACGACGAAACATTGGCGCAAATCCAAACGGATAAAGCCGATTACGAAACCCGCAAGAACAACGCCGCCGCATGGTTGGCAAAGTACGAGGAAAACAACCCGGAGAATTTGGATACAGCCGAACGCCTCAAACAAGCCGAGGAACACAACAAAATCAATGCGTTGGTTGTGGACTATCTGACGAAGAAAAAGCAAAAGGACGCCGCCGAAAAGGTCGCCCAAACCCACGAAAAAAAGTTGTCGGATTTGCTCAAAGAGCGGGAAACCCTTATTGCGAAATCGGAATTGCCGATTGCCGGGTTGACGTTCACGGACGACGGATTGGAGTTAAACGGCGTTCCTTTCGTCGCCGGGAAAGTGTCGGATAGTCAGATAATGGAGGTTGCCGCAAAATTGATTATCGCAAGCAATCCAACCGTTAAGGTATTCCGCATTGCGAGGGGCGAAAGTTTGGGCGCAAAACGTCTGCAATCCCTTATCGAATTAGCCCGGAAAGAAGGCTATCAAGGATTTATCGAGGAAGTCAAGCGAGGACAGGACGATTTAATTATTGAGGAATACAGCGAAACCGAGTAATTAACCGGGGGCGTCGGTTCCCCGGCGTCCCTTAAACAAAACAATATGGAAGTTAAAGAAATGACAATTGAGGACGTGTTGAAAACGCCGTTGTTTTTTGAGAATGTGAAACGCCAATTAACGAGCCTTTGGAACGACCGGGAGAAAGCCCGTAAGGATGCGACCCGGAATAATACGAGGTTGCGGGCGCACGTTATCGACCGTATGCACAATGCCGGGCAGTGGGAACCGGGAAATTTCGTTATTATTTTCGCAAAAGAGTTGGATAAGGTCGCAACCGGGTATTCGTCGAGCGAACGGGCGTTTATCCGTGCGGTTGGAATGACAGCGTTTAATGTCACAATGCAAAAGTTAATCGACGATGAGAAAGCGAGAAATAACGGCAACGGGGACGATAAATAATAACGGCGGGTTGGCAATGTACATGGGCGAATTAAACGAATTTTTCAAGGGTTGGAAAGGTTCCCGGATAATTGCCCGGTTTATTGTTGCGTCGCCCGGTTCGTCCGAGGCTTTGAAAGGCTATTATTTCAACTATGTTGTACCCACGTTCCGACACGCCATTTGGGAGACGGGCGAACGTCTTACGGAGGAACAAACGGAACGGAGGTTGCGGAAGTTTTCCCCAATTATGTACGTCGAGCGGGTCAACGAGGAAACCGGGAAATATTCCCACGAATTGCGCACCGTGGCGGAATTGTCGAACGCCGAGTTAATCGAGCATATCGAAACACTCAAACAGATTGCCGCCGAGGAATACAACACGTATATTGACGACCCCCGAATGTTGTAAGGTATGTTTTGCAAGTGTAACGGAAAGCGTAAGAATTACCCGTTGGCGGGTTGGCGGATTATTCGCCACGAATACACGCCAAAGCATTACAGCCGGATAAAGTGTTTGCGTTGCGGGTGCGTTTGGATTACACGGGCAAAATATGTTGAGCAAACACCCAACGACGACGGGCAAAAACGATTATTTAACGAATAAAAAAGTAACGAGGGTATGAAATTTGAATTAAAAGACATTTGTTTTTTCGATTGCGAAACAACAGGAGTACCCGCAAAGGGTTTGAAATGGGATGCGGATTTTAACCAAATCCCGCACGTCGTACAATTGGCGTGGGCGTTCGGCGACAAAGAACGCAGTTTTATAATTAAGCCGGACAATTACGAGATACCGCCGGAAACAACCGCAATACACGGAATAACGACCGAACGGGCAATTGCCGAGGGTGTACCGTTTGCCGAGGTTATCGACGAATTTTTGACGGATGCCGCCGCCGCACCGCTTGTATGTGCGCACAACATTTATTTCGATACGTCGATGTTGAAAGCGAACATTTTGCGTTATTGCGGCAAAGAGTATTACGACGCCAAAGCCGAGGACGCATTGCACAAGGGAAAGCGCATTGATACAATGATGAAAACTATTAAATTTGTCGGCGCATTGTATTCAAACGGGCGACCGGGAAAATATCCCAAATTAGAGG